TACTTTCGAGAGAAAAGGTGGTTTCTGGCAAATTAGATGAAGAAGGAGAGTTTGAACATGCCAGAAGAATGATTTTTGAATGGCTAAGGCAAGAGGAGAACAGCATAGTGAAGGATATCATGCGGTTGGATCCCAGCCTTAAGGAAGACTACGTAAGGCGGATACTTAGAAAGATATCGTGACCTTCGCGCGCGCTAAAGTCCTAAATCGCGAGGTTGACTCTTTCGTGAAGATATAACACCGCAAGGAACTGCAACCGCTAAGTTTATACCATTCGGTCGAAACCCTTCAACTTATGACGAAACGCTTCAGTGTCATAAATTTCAAAGGTGGCGTAGGAAAGACTACTCTTGCTTTCCAAGTCGGTTGCAAGTTGTCTTCGATGAAGGACACCAGAGTGTTGCTTTGCGATGTGGATCATCAAAGCAGTCTGTCGATTGTTTGCCTCGGCGGCAAGGCCTGGGACAAGGCAGTAGAAGAACGCAAGACGATCGACCAAATTTTTAGGAGTATGACTGGAAAGGGGTCAATGCCGGGAAGAGAAATCATACACCATCCAGGTGGAGATCTCGGCACTTATTATCCAAGACTCGATGTTGTACCGTCGGCACTTTCTCTAGATGAGACAGAGATCGACCTCACAGGTTCGACCGTTGGGAACGCTGTAGAGTCTGAATGGCGCAAGAGGACACTTATCTGCGAGTGGTTGTCTCAGAACTCTGTAGACAGCCTCTATGATTACATTATATTCGATTGTCCTCCGGCGACCAAAATTGTCACGCAGAATGCTCTAGCTTCCTCGCACGGTTATGTGGTACCGGCGATTCCAGATGCAGTGTCGATAAGAGGCACCCCTCACTTAACAAACCAAATGATGACCAAGATCGAAGACCAATTCAACACTCTGTCGGGATTTTTGAAGACCAAAGGAGAGAAAATAGTCCCAACGTTTGTTTCGTCGCGAAAATTCTTGGGGATCGTAATCTTTAGAATAAAACCAGCAGGATCCTACAGTGGGTGGACGAACGACGCAAATCAGCACCTTACAGGGCTACAGAAGTTGTATAGCGGCGGTGAAATTATCGAACCGATGATCAAGGAAGGAGTGGGTGTCAGCCAATCTTTGACTAGGAGACTTCCAGTATATCTGTTTCCCTCTGAGCAGAATATTGGCAAGCGAGGCTTTCCAAAGGCATTTTCGGAATTGACAGTGGAGATAAAAAAGAGGGTTGATGTAATATAGAGAAAGTTGACCTTTCAGGTGAATCGTCTGGCAAGAATATGAGCCGGAGAAAAGTTAGAGTGGCACACCTCCTTAAGATTTTGAAAGCAAACGAAACCTTTCTGAAAAGTCTCTCAGGTGGCCAGCGAGATTGGCAGAACTTGACATTGTTTATTGACGCTCTCAAACCATACGGACGGCTAACTCTTGACGACTTGAGTTTAATCCTTCAAGAGACGACGAAGCGGAGCGAGGTTCACGCAAATTCGGAGAGAAGAGAATTCTTGAATAAGGCAGGCTTGTCACAACTCCGGGATCCTGGATTCAGGTTACTCCTTTCCCGCGAAGAGCTATCCGAACTGGCTCAGAGGGAGCTTGGAATATCTAAATGGAAGCTGATGAAAACGAGCAGGAAGGAGATGGAAAAGGTACTCCAAAATGCTCTTGAAAATGTCGAAACTCTTGATACGATTGCTAGACGTGCATCATCAAAGGAATGACAAAATGTCAGCGTTCTGCGTCTTCGAAAGGGCCCAATCAAAAATCCCGGCGGCCACACCATTATTTCGCTAAAATCATTTTGCACAGCTATTGCGGCTCTTCAAACTCTACCCGTTTGTTAGGGCACGAGATCTGTCAGCGAGCGCGTGCTAATGAAATTATTGTTGGATATGCTGTGTATTATTATACGAAACCATAGTTCGTACATGAATTGCCACTAAAGCGCGCGCTAAGAAGCTAGAATAAGTCAGGTTTCGGGACGAGCTTCTAAAGCGGTCTTGTAAGACGGACTTTCTGCGTGTTGAACTGCTTTCTGCGGTGTGAGAGTGATGACGATACAGCCTTTCTCTGCAGCTACGCTCACGACAAAATCTTGATTGAGGAACGGCTTAATCAATTCGTGATATTTTCTGGGAATGTGCAGAGAGACACGTTCATACTCGTACACGCGCTTGCTGTTCAGGTACCGCTTCCTAGAAACTCTGCGCTGAATTCTAACCAATTCTGGACAGCCTCCGTGCAAAAACTGTGATTTGTCTTTAACTTTATAAAAGTCAGCTGCTGGAACGACACTCTCGCCTAGTGGAGAGATGAGTTAAAGTGGCGCCTACTACGATAACTGGTTTCGCTGAAAAGTGCGGAGGGTAGGATTTGCACCTGCCACCCCATGGAGATATCACCCGCAACTCCCCTTTTTTCTTTTTGTGCGTTAATCAGAGGCCACATAGTAACTTGACTGCAGGATTTGGCAAGCATATTATTTTTCATTTGCAGAATAGCTTAAGAACTGTTATTAGATTATGTATAATACTGAATAGAAGCAAGAAGGAGGCTTTCAATTTTGCCATGGAAAGGTTCAACCTCGCATAAACTGATAATCGGCGACAGTAGAAGTATGCATGAAGTTCAAGAAGAAACTGTCCATCTAGTTGTTACTTCTCCTCCTTATTGGCAGTTGAAAGATTATGGAACAGAAAAACAAATTGGACAATCAAACGGGTCATACGAGGACTATCTCAAGATGCTGTCAGAGGTTTTCAACGAATGTGTTCGAGTTCTCGGACCTGATGGAAAGTTGTGCATAAACATTATGCCGATTTTCCTAACTGGCAAGAGTTCAAAATTCGGAAGGCGTGTGACTAGGACAGTCCTTTCTGATTTGGAGCCCATGATGGAGCAAACTGGAAAAATGTATTTCCATTCATTGTATATATGGGACAAAAGAAAGATAACGCGGTTTAGTTCGTATGGCTCATATCCATATCCAACCAATGTGTTCTCCACCTTTCCGTATGAATGGATAATCGTCTTTGCAAAGGGTGGCAAAAGGCAGCCGGTTAGTGAAGAGATTAAGGAATTATCTAGGATTGCACATGAAGAATGGGAAGAATGGTGCGTGAACAGCATTTGGGAAATGCAGCCTGCGTCGGCGAAGAGAGAAGAGCACCCTGCACCTTTCCCTGAAGAGTTACCACGAAGGATAATCAAGCTTTATTCTTTCGTTGGCGACACCGTTCTTGACCCATTTCTCGGGAGCGGCACCACGATGAAGGTAGCTAGAGATCTGGGGAGGAATTCCATAGGGTATGAAATTAACCCCGCCTATTTGCCAATAATCAAGCGCAAGGTTCAATGGGGAAAGCAATTCTTGCACCCATCTGCAGGTGAGTTGAAATATTCCCTACTGATCGAGGATGAAAGCACGGGGAAGATAGTCGCATGAACTTGCGATTGGATATCGATCTGATTGAATGCAGAAAACTGCGTGCAAAAGGGATCTGTGTTAGGGATCCAAAAAGCGGAAGACATCCTTGTCAAGAGGCATGCCGAGAAAGTGGAGTCAGTCTTATAACAGAGACTAAGGGAGGAGACCCATACGCTTGCATGCAATGCAAATATGACCCGCCCAATTTGTCACCACCTTGTATGTTCACTGAAAGAAGGACAAATGCTTCTTTCGAAAGCTTATTGAATGGTAAGCCTACAGGCATAACAGAGACAGCACAGACATGTCCAGTCGACGCAATCAAGATTGGAGACAGAGGGATTTGGATAGAGGAGAAGCAATGCGTTGGATGCTTATTATGTGCTGCAACTTGTCCGATTTCAGCTATTACTCTGGATCAGAGTTTAAGAGCACACCTTCTGTCACCACATAAGTCAAGAGAGGCTGGTAATCGCGCTTGTCCATGGAGCGCAATGAGTTTCAAGGAAACATCGAATGATTCAGTCAGGTTCCAGGAACTGCAAGATGAGAAGGGCGGTATTTGTTACCAAGAGACTGAACTCACTAAGTATCTCAAAGAATTGAGTTTTGAGAAGTGCACCCATCCCACTCTCAGTTACGTCAATCATTCCCGGGCGTACACAACAAATTTTGAAGAATTCTCAAAAAGTGATGAAGTAACCAAGCTTACTCCTTGGATAGGAGAAGCTCTTGTGAGGATTTCCGGCGGCACGCCTGTAAGCGCTTATGAAGCTAGATTGCCCAACAAGCCAGGGATGCGATATCCCCGTTTGGATTTCAGTATCATTGACAAAGAAGCAATTCTCGTCATCGAGAGCAAACGGGATGAGGTCTCAGCTAGAGCAGGAATAGTAGACCAGATAAGGAAAAAATACCGCGAAGAAATCAGGACCGTGCTTAGCAAAAGGCTGATTCAAAAGTGGAATATCTTGCTCGCGGTAGGAGGGCATGATAGGGACTTGTCCAGAAGCAATTATCTGCTTTCAATTCTAGGCACTAATGGAATTCAGATGATAAGTGCCTCATTTATTTGGTCCTTGCTTGCTTACAACTTATTTTCAGGGAAACTGTTTCCTTGGAGCAACGTTATCCCGCGTGTTTTTTCAAACAGGAAGGCCGTAGCGCTATTGGCAAGTGGCGTCGTGGTGGAATATGAACCAAATCAGTTTGAACTCATTCCATTTGCGAAATTTCTGGGAGGTCTACGCTAATGCCGCCATTGCTCAATCGAGTTCCTACTGGACGGCTAATCTGTTTACATGCACTTTTACAACATCTAGTCGATAGGTATGGAAGAAACAAGTTCTCGCTTCGGGAAGCCCAGTACGATGCAAGTTCAGATAAGACAATCTTTGACACTTGCACGCTTCTTGTAGACAGAGGTGCTTCACGGACAAAAGTCTGCCCTTTCCTCAAAAACCCACTAAGCGCTGCAAAATGCTATCTGACACAGAGTTTGGCCCGCGATACACTAAAACAAAAGTCAGTAGGGGATGCAGTCAATGCTTTAGAAGCCCTTGGACTTGTAGATCGCATAAACGGCGAGTTTGCAGTCAACGAGGAAGGGTCAAAAATCGCTTCGTTGAACTACTATACGAAAGAATGGTTGGCTAGTATGAGGAAATGTGCCGTGTGTTACGGTCTGTTTCTAGGCTTCCTTTATATCGCAAAAAACCTTTCCACGGGAGGAGTCTTCCTAAGGAAAAAAGTAAAGCCTAGGCTAGCCTTTCCAGAAACAGGAGACACTTATCCTGATATTCTCGGCAACAGACTCAGGGTTTCAAGCGGTTGTGAGCTCGACACTATGACAAGGACAACTTCGTTGTTGATAAAATGGGGTGTGAGTTTAGGGTACATCTCCGAGATCGGATCTTCGATACCGTCAGACTTGTCGCATGTCCAGACATTAGAAATCGTGAAAGAAAAGAACACACATCAGCAGTTCAACATTCATTTTTCGGAGGAAGAGCTTGCAAATGCAAGAGTGGAAAGACCGATACACTATCCATTCCTGACTCCAGATCCAGCTGCTCGTCGCGATTTGTCAGCCCCTGAAAGGAATGTGTCTATGCTTATGAGCCACAAGATCATAAACAGACGATATGCGTTAATCTACTCTCTTGGAGTAGCTGCGGAAAAGGGCTGCTGCCTTGACTTCCTAGAATTCAAAAACATAATCAAGAATCACAGTAACTTCATAGTTGATAGTTCCAACGTTGAAAACGCTATGAATCTGGAATTGAACACCGCAATCATTGCGGGGATACCATGGAAAACGGAAACGGAGCCGCACTTGATAAGGCCCCTAGTCAAAATCGACCTTTCTTATCTATCGAAGGGGGCGCCTCAGAATGTTGTGACTGAAGTCCTAGACATCACAAAGAGCGACATTTACAAGTGATGTCTATGAGCTGCTTAGACCCACACCCTTTTTGTGCTCATTACCAGCGGATTGAAAGAATCTGGTTCACCGACTTTCTTCGAGGAAAAGTCACAAAGGTCTGGGGTTCCCTTTGCCCCTCAGACGCAATATCGCTGATAAAAGGGATGCAAATAAGAAAGGATTCATGTGTTTCGTGTCTTCTGTGTTCAGCTTTTTGTCCCAACAATTCAATAGCGTTTGACGTGAACTTGAGGGCATACATTGTAGAACCACTCGAAGGAAAAGGTTGTCTGGCGGCATTTCTCGAATCAATAGGAAAGAAGAACGTAAAAACATCAAGTCTTCTGCGTGGAACGGCAACGAGTGTAATTGAGGATATAAAGAATCGTAACATGCTTTCGCTTGTGACACTCCTCGAGACTTTCACAGAATATATGGCTGATAATTTTGATGCCTTGACACAATGGGCAGGCAATGCATTCCGTTACATCACAGCGGACCAAGATGGCAAGGTGAGCTACAATGTCAAGATTGAAGGGGCGAAACGGGAAATAAGACTAGAAATATGCCACTTGACTAATGGAGCTCTTTCGCTCTGCAAATGCGATAATAGAACAAGTTTTGAGTTCATTGACAGATTTATGATTGGAAGAGACCGGGCAAGAATGGCGGCAGATGCCTTGGGATTCAGAAACCCCATTTTTGGATGTTACGTTGTGGGTGAAGGTGAGCCGAGTTACTTCGATGTCTCGAGAGGGATGGAGCCCCTAATTGAGGACAGACTCAGAGAGTATGACCTTCTGATGATTTCTTCTACTGCACTTTGGTTTCTGGTTGCTCAGAAGCTCTTTCTAAATAAAAGAATTCTCTGGACAAGGCTGCTTAAAGAATTGGCAAAGGCCAACAAGAACTATCTGGTCATTTTGGACAATGAATGCGTTCAGATTATGCAGAGAAATATTGTATAATCAAACTAACTGCCTCGCCTTGTCCCAGACTACTACGTGTTCCTTTCTGCGAGTCTTGTTAATGGAATCCCATATCTTGCTAGCTGTACCTGTGTACTCTCGTTCTATAACGTATGTAGGTTCATATTTTGAAAGCTTGAGAAAGAACTCACCGCCACTTATTATTTGGTCCTTTACCTTCTTGTCGCCGACAACAAAAATGATCATTGCATCGTCTTTCGTAACCTTTTCAAGCTCTTCGAAGACCTGCTTCATATCTTCCTCGTACTTGTCTACACTTTGAATAAGGGTCCTTCTGATTTCTGCTCGGTCATAGCCCATTATTTCATAAACAATGCGTGTATAGTAAGAAGTATAATCTAGAGCGTTAAAATAGGGCGGGCTGGTAAAGACATAGTCAACGCTCTTCGCTGGTATTATCTCAGATAGATGTCGGGAGTCAAATTGATATATCTGCGCTTGGGCGCGAGAAGTTGAGAAAGTGTAATGTTTTTCGATCTTGTTGCAAAACTTGCTGTAGAAATCGATCTTCCAATGGGGCAGGAATATCTTGCCAATATTCGTCGAAGACCACTTGTAGTGATTGCAGCCTCGAGCAGCTAGGCAGATGCTTCCGAAAAAGCAAGCACGCTCATAGTCACTCATCTCATTTGTCATAGCAAGCTGAGCCATTCTCATTATTTGTTCGGCTGTTTCGGGGTGAAAATACCTTGAAGGGCTTTCTGGCATCTTTGGTACTGATTGAAGCGACCGTGCTCTTGCTAATAATTCTCTGAGATGCGATTTCAACCTGACTAGCTCATTTCTTTCAAGCTTTCCATTGGCTATTATAACTGCAATCGGGTTATTGTCTACACCGATCGCGTCAATGCAGTGCTCCCTTGCTTCATAGAGTATCGTTCCAGAACCACAGAACGGGTCTAACAGCTTCCCTTTTCTTGGCAGCTGTCCTATGATCTGCCTTGCGTCGATTGCTGATATTTTCCCACGGTATGGATAAATACCGTGGACCGACTTGGGATTATTGACATCTCTAAGGATTCTGAATGTTAACCGTCGTTCCCAAGTAGTCTGCTTGGCTGTCATGTAATCATCAAGCCTTTGAGTCTGAACCATAGAATCTCTCCTTTGTCGTTTCATCTCTGCCATACAAGAAATACGCTGAAAGGCCCTGTAACAGAGACAAGCAGACTAGGCTTAAACTAGTGATATTGGTCGATCTGATGTTGTGTACCTTGTCAATAGACATTTTCTTCATTAAATCTTATGTGTATTTCGCTTTAAAAACATTAGCGTCACAAATGAGTGACTATTTGAACGGTCTATCCGGTCTCGCCGACGAACAGCAAAAGTGTTTTATGTCGTTCAGACATGGATAATATATGTGACCGGTATGGTTAGATGCCCTGACTGTAATAAAGAAAATGCTAAGCCTTACAAAAAATGGAAGTACGGACAATTTAACGCCGAAGCTTATCTGTGCACCTGCGGCACAGAATTCCGAGAATATACGAAAGATGGGAAACACAGTTTCACATTAAAACGCAAAAAGGGAGAACGGTTCGTAAAAGGTTAGAACTGAAACGAGACTCCAGTGGCTAGCGCACGCCCCACAGTTTTGGTCGTGTGAGTTTATGGCTTGCTCCAAAACAGGTAAACCTTCGTCTGCAGAAGAAAGCCACATACTTTAATTAAACGTGCAAGCCTTTCGAGGCTCGCTTTCATTACTTCTTTGGCGTAAACTTCCTTCCTTCCGAAGGGAACATGGCAGAAAAAGTATTTCATAAAGCGTGCGTGACAATGTTTAATGAATGCTTCCCTCAACTTTTCTAAATCTCCATTGCTTAGGGTTTGGAGCTTGTTTAAAACGTATTTTTCGCTTCCGAGCAGTTGAATGTTAAAGCCGAGATGCTCGAGGGTTTCCGCAATTTTTAAGGCTTCTTTAGGCGGTGGCTGCTCAGCTATTTTCCTCATTCCAGCCTTCTCTCCGAACGGGTTATATTTCGCCATGACAGCGGGCATTTCCACGTAAGGCGTTCCAGCCTTAGCCAAGGTTTCCTTTACGAGTTTTGCGCCTAAACCTATGGTCCGGTATTTTGGATGAACAACAACTCGGCTGATGATGCTTAATTTTTCATTCAATTCTTTCATGGTCATTTTTGGCATGACAAGCCTTCGCCCGAAACATGTGGGTGGCGGATAGCAGTAGACGATTACTCCGCAGAGCTCGTCTCCACGTTTGAGGCAGAAGATTTTTCGTGGACCAGCTATTTTGTGGCTTCGGTAGTGGAAGCCTGCAAGCTTTCTCCAATCCTCAGTTGTGCCTTCTATGACCTGCATTTCCCTTGTGAGGCTGCATTCTTTAGCTGGCTTGTTTGGATAATAGTTTACTCTTATCTCTTTTCCGAAGCGTTTGTGAATGTGGACTGAAGGGTTTAAGTCCTCAAAAAGGTCTGTGTGGGTTGTTGCTGCTAAAACTGCTTTCCCTTGTTGACGTGCGAGTTTCTGAAGGTTGTAAGCGACTATTTTGGCTGTGTCCCTGTCAAGTGTAGCTGCAAATTCGTCCATAATCCAGAACTGAGCCTTAGACTCTATCATTTTTGCAATTTTGTAGCGGTATTTCTGTCCGTCGCTTAACTGCCCATAAGTGCGTAAGAAAAGGAAGGCATCGTTTAAACCCACTTTACTCAGCAGTTCCAAGGCTTCTTCGAGTGTTTTACACACTGTTTCGATTAATGGCTTGTTCTGTTGTGGTTGAATATCTGCAATGTTTACGCAGTTTAACCCCATGTCTTGCTTGATGTCTTTCTCTAAAGCCTTCAGCAAAACAGACTTGCCTGAGCCGCTGTCACCGGTGATGAGCGTAATGTCTTTAGGCGATATTTTCAATTCAACATTGTCGTAAATGACGAATTTTTGCCACTGATCTAAGCCTAACCCGAAGCCTTCAGCAACGCCCACAACTCTGCTCGTCGGCCTTGGCGGGGCTGTTTTGTAACCTATATCAATGATGAAGGTGCCTGTTTCACGATCATACCTGCGGGCGTATTGTCTTATGCGGAAATACTCTCTTCTGCGTCGCATGGTGTCCACTGACAACAATTTTCAGTGCCAAAAATTAGCCAAAAATTAACGTGTAACACCTGTTACTTGGTGTTTTTTGAGCTTCTTCTTAATTCTTTAAGCTTAGCCCTACGTTTTTTGTCCAATGAAAATCCCCATCACAGTTCCGCTTAAACCAGTGATGCAGCTAAAGATCTCGCTATTCCATTTCCCCAGAAAAGCCATGTGTGCGATCTCGAGGGCTGTTAGACATGCGGTGATACCGATAGCGAATTTCACGCCTAAAACAAGCTTTTCGTTCGGTTCAATGACTATTATTTGCTGTTTTCCCTTTGGTCCTTTACGAGCTATCTTTTTTGTTAAAGCCCTTCTAATCCAGCTTGTCATGATTGTTGGCCCTCATCTGGAAAATTCTTCTTCTGCGTCTCCGTGTTCCTACGCCAGTTAGAATGTTTTGGAGAATCAACGTTGCCTCTTCACCTGTTACAAAAGCCTTATGGAGAATTTGGATTTCTTTGAACCATGGAAACGGGATGGCTGTATAATCCACGTCGTGCAATTCGGGGTTGTAGGAAAAGTCGTTTTGGCAGAGAATCGCATGTTTTGGCTGTCCAGCGTAGCCTACGTATATGCCTACGCTTTTAACGGGAACCGGGATTCCGGCTGTGGTGAAGCTGGACCCTATGCTTGCGTCGTTCCAGAATATGCAGACAAGGTCTCCTGGTTCAAGCTTTTCTTTTTTCTTATTCACGTAAAATCGCCTGGATAATTTTTAGTCTTTTGTCAATTGAATAGCTAAATCTCCGATAATTAGGAACAGTTTCGTTTTTTGCACTCCGCCTTTGCCTACTTCCACAACTTCCGCTAAGGCTATTTGATCTGTGATGATTAAGGTTTTGTTTACGAGAGACGTGTCGCTTAAGCCTATTGCGTCTAACGCTTGCAGAATGCGAGTTGGAGTTGAAACTTGATCTAATAGGCTGATTGAATCGCTGATTTGCGGAGTCCAGCCTTTAAGAGGCACATCGACAAGTCCAACAGAATCCGCTACTGCAAAAGTCTTATTGCATAAAATGGTATCGCTTAAGTTCAGAGAATCCGTGACTTCTTTGAGAATAACCCCTGAAATGATTATTATTTTTGTTCCGTCTTCGAGTAAACCATCTATTTTGCGGTTGCCCCACTCATCAACACCTTCAAGCATTATTTCGCCGTATTCCGTTAGGTTAGCCAAGATTGAGACCCCGCATTATCATCTGCGTCGGGCAATAATTGCGGTAATAATTTGGACGATAAGTTGCGCTGGTTAAACATATTGAAGAATTAGCGCTATTATAATCGCCGTTGTTAAGTCTGAATAACCCATAAGTATTTTTGGGATACATAAAATCAAAGACGGTTGCAATACTTAAATCCGTTGCAAATTGTTTGTCTATATGATAAACTTTCATACCTAAACTCGAAGTTGCAGGATTACCAAGAGTTAAAATTGGAAATCCCGAAACGGCTGCAAAATTACATGGTGCTAACATCCGTGGTTTATTAAGCAAAATAAGTCTCGAAGCTTGAATGTGAAAGGCTGTATAGTCCCAATTACTGTCTGTTTGGTTGCTCCATAAAGCAAGTTCTAAGACATCGCCAACTGCAACATCGTAAAAGAAACATGCTCTTGTGTAGAAATAATTAGCAGGAACTGAGCTACTACCAGATTCCACACTTCCTCCATTCTTTTTCATGCGATACGAAATTGTTGCCGCTGTTACAGCCTTTCCTGCACCGATGAGTATAGCGATGTGTTTCTTTTGATAAGGCAAAAGGTTAAAAGTTGGAAGGTCTCCAGCAGCAACAGTATAACTAATTTGGGGTGTTGCTGGTTCTGTCGTCGGCAGAGTTTCAGGAGTGCCTAAAAGAGTTTCTTGAGCAGCCTGATAGGTAATGTTCAAAGTTTTTAGGCTTGTGTAAGGCGGTGTTAGCCTTGCCATTGCTTAACCATCTCCAAAATCCCAAACCTTAGAGCCTTCACTCCATCTGCTTTTGCCAGCCAATCATCAATTTTAGCCAGAAGCGAAGAATCTTCAACTTCACCGAAATCTAATGTTAATTCTCCAGTTAAAGGCGAGTAGCTCCAACCCACAAGTTGTGGAATGCGAGTGCGAAGTTTAACATCTAACGCAGCCATCTGTATGTCGGTTAAATCCCGTTTAACGCCAGTATCAACTGTTAAAATCAAAGAACAAGCACCTACGTGTGTGTAACTACACCATCGTAACCTATCAGTTTAGCTAATGTCGCATGTGTGTTTTTTACTCTGATTCTTAAAGCGTTTTTCACATGAAAAGCGTATTTAGCGTAGATTCCGCTTCCTGCGTCCGTGTCAAAGACCAAACTGTTTGTTCCGTCATAGAGTTCAAGCTGAACGTCATACTCGTGATAAATGTTGTGAATTACAGCTTCCACAGTTCCAGTTGGCTGAATGTCTAAATACGCTCCCGCCGCTATGCTTGAAAGTCCTGAGTAAACGTCACCGACAGCCATGACAATTCACATCCTTAGCTGAACGTTATTTTAAGGCTTAATACCCAGCTTTCGCCTGAAGCTTTTGTGCCTTTACTGGCTATGCACCGGTTCAAGTTTTTGCCCGTGTCATCTGGAGCGTTAACAACAGTGTATTCTTCCCACGCATAGTTGGCGTCTGCAGTTCCAAAAGTTGCACGCCATTCTGCTGTTTGCAAGCTTCTCTGAGGATAAGTAGCGTCCATTACCTTCCATGTTTTGTTAGTTGCTGCTTGAAGCCCCGTTTGGGTTGCTGCTGGCGCCACGTTTGAATCACCTACGCCGAGTCTGGCGTTTGTAGCATCCCATTTCGTAGGCGTGCCCAAACCGCAGATAATGTCAATGAGTTCGCCAATTCCTTCGTTCAGTCCCAAGTTGCCATCAATAGTTTCTACGCCAATTAACGCTTTTGGAAATGTCGCTAAGATGTCGCTGATTTTTGCGCCTGCCTGCAACAATTTCGCTATTTCATTGTTTGGGTCTTTGAATTTGTGGATTTGCCATTCTGCTTTCCAGCCTATTTTATCCTTTATTTTTTTCATTTTATTCCTCTTTTTTATTCGGTTTCTTGCATGAAGGCTTTTGAAGCCAACTATATCGAGCCGAAGAAAAAATTTTAAACGGAATTAACTCCTTACCACAGAGTCAAGTTGCCCCTGAGCATTCCACGTGAATATGAGGGTGAAAAGCAGCTCCGTGTCCATGTAAGCTTTAATTGTGGCCACCGTGCCATCCATGTTCCAGGAGAAGGCAAACTTTGTTATTTTCTTGCTTAACGGAGCGCTTGTGAGCTGGCTTAGAATCGCATTGTGGATTGATTCGCCACCCCAAACGCTCATTGGTATCAAATCCTCGCAAGTTTATATCTACTCAGATGGTCGGTCTTGCTCCGGAGAGCATACAAGTAATCCGCTAATAATGGAATTTCTCTTCCAAGCTCCATTGTGATTTCGAGGGTCTGAGTTTTAGCATCAGCATAATATTCAACGCTTAAAATGCGAAAGTCGGCGTCAACATTTTCATTCGGCAATGTAACATGAATCTTGTCGCCAGCTAAAAGAGGAGTAGTGCCATAATCTATAACTGTACTGCGTACCGTCAAATATTCAGCGGCGACTTTTAAATGGTCAAGAATAGCGTTAGCCCTTAACAAGCATTCGTTATCACTGCAAAGTTCCTCATCAACATCGACGAGTTCACGCAAGCCATAAAGAGATTGGCTTCCAGAATCTTCAGCTGTCCCAGCAAAAGGTCCATTCAAAAATCCGAAGTCGCCATCATATAAAATGTATGTTGAAACGTCAAGAGCACTTATTATCAACTGAAGTCCGCTTATTTGGCTCCATTGAGGATTACCCGCTCCTATTGTCCAAACTCCATTGGGATTATTGTTAGCATCATACATATTGCTGGGTCCTAAAGGTAATGAGATAAGACCCCATTGTAGAATGCACTTGCTTTCAAGAAGTGATGATATGTTCGCTTGAAAATAATTTGCACCATCAGGTGCGAACAATATAACATAGCCGTAACCTCCTCCCAAATTCCCTGGCATCCAAGCCCACACAACAAAAGTTTGGTACTTGCTTATGGCGTCGAATGTTCGATAAATGTTACCTACTACATTAGCAGGAGCGTTAAGTCGAAGAGAATAACTTCCTTCTCTTTCTCTGGTATCCAACTCAATGCTTCCTGAAATCGTTGTCCAACCCGATAGTGATTCACTCCAAGAGTCCAAATTTTCTGGGAAATTTTTTCCCTGATAACCGTAAACTTTGATTTTATTTCTAACCGCAGTAATATCCTTTCGGTATTCACTTTCCTCAATTTTCTCGCTTAGGCTTACTGGCGAGGTTTTGCTATTCTTTGGGAAGAACTCAAATTTAGCGTCTGGAGCAACACGAAAATCAAAGGCTATTACGCCAGCCTTATCTGCTGATTCAGCAATGTATTTTAGAATGTCCCAAACAGGTGTGTTATCATATTCCAACTTCGCATAAGTGGTATCCGTGTCCTCGACAAGCTCTGTTGAATCCCTAACATGACTTAAACCCACGTAATAATCAAGCAAATTCTTAACGATTGCCTCGCCTTTCTGACTCATGTATGCTTTTGTCACCACTTTTCGGAATAGCCTTTCCCCCCAACACCTACCAGACACACGCAAGTAATTTTCAGATGGTGTAGATTCACATCGAACTTGTTCAGCATGACAAGTTATAATCTGCGGAACGTTCGTGCCTCTCCCAATGCTTATACTTCCATCTATGCCCACAGTTATTGGATAAGTTCCGCCTGGACTATACTTTTTGTTCCAATTTTGCAAAAGCGCCTCAAAACTACTGACTTCTGTCGTGCAGCCTAAATGAACACGTAACTCTATAATATCACCTTGGGGAGGAGTAACAGAACCGAAAATAACGGCACACTTAGGAATTTCAACACTCATTTCTCAACGCCTCTGCGATACATGGCTTGCTCGCCCGCTCTGCTTATGCCCCGTGTTTTTTCCGGCGTTTCACCAGCAGCTGCATTATATTCCTTAACACTTGAAGTTGCAGCGTTCATTTGACTTGCAAAATAAGTCATGGCTGCTGCTGCAGCAATAATCACACCAATTCCAACACCGGTTAAAGCCAGAAACGTTGCGTGGCTAATGTTTAAGGCGTTTTGGGCAGTAACAGCAGCCCATGTAATGGCCGTTTTGATGCTGTGGGCTATGCCTGAAGCGGTTACGGCTCCTGTTGTAGCTGTTTCAGTTGTTCCTTCAATCGCCACGGCAGCCGTGTGTCCAGTCGTCATCAACGTGAGAAAGCTGTACATTCGAGCGCAGGTTGAGACCACCATTATAACAGTCATTATGGTACGCAGATACTTGCTTGTCTCCTTATCCACAAGTCCGAAATCCGCTGCAAGCATTGTCAACTCTGTACCCATCATAGCAGTGGTCCTAATGCCACCGGCAACCGTGCGCAAGCTTACTTCACAGGATTCCGCATGCGTTTGCATCTCAATAAAGCTGGAGCCTGCACCCTTAACATTCTCGCCCATTTCAACCGCTGAAGTTCCCACCTCGCCGAAAGTAACCTGGGCGCCTTCAAAACTTGAAACATCGATTGGCGGAATGCTTGGAACTTCAACCGGCGCAAAGGTAATCATTATCGGTTGACCTTCAACTTCACCCTTTACTCGAGCGACATCTTCGGCGACTCGGCTGATTTCGGGACTTGCAAAGTTTTCCGCATGAATGGCCATTCTTTGACTTGAAACTTCAGCGGCCATTGCTCCAGCGTCAGAAGCAACCTTGGAAAATTCTGCACTTGCCAAGTTCTGAGCAATAATGCTTATGCCCAATTCACTGAAACTCAACTTAACCCAGCCTCCCTCTTGGCTTGTTCGATCGCTCCAATAATGTTGAACTCGAGCGATGGAAGATGCTCCTGAATCGCCGGCCACAAGTAAGGACGAGCCTGCATATGTCTCGTTCCAAGCTCAACAAATAGTGCATAGGTCGCCTCAGCTCCTATCTCAGCAACCCAATCCTTGATCGTCGCATAGATCGTGCTGCGAAGATGCCCTGACTTGACAGGACAGTTCCGCATTGCAGACGCCTTAACATCAGCAGCCCAACTCATGAGAAAGCGGCGTACCTGGTTCTGCATTGCAGCATCGAACCTTTGCATGGCTGCCTGAAACTCTTCGATTCCGTCAACATCACAAGTTATTTCAACGGATATGCCTTTTCGCCTCACGCTTAGCCTTTTCAACTTCCTCTTGTGTTTTGAAATCCATTTCCTTCAGAATCACTAGGAATTGCTCGACGGTTTTGGCTGGCTGACGTCTAAGGGCTGTGATGGTCCACCCGAACTCTTTACAAAGCCGAAACTCAGTAAGATCCGGGTGCGGGTTTCCTCGTCTAATTGCTCTAACAAAAAACGGACATCCGCATGCTGAAGACTGTTCAATTTATTAGTGGTTTTTGAGAGCAGCTCGCCGAGTTCTATAGGTACACCATCTTCCTCTCCCTCTCCCAGCAACTTTTGAAGGCTTATGGGCTTAGATTCTGGCTGCTGTTTCAGGCTCACCCATACTATTTCGGCCTGAATGCTCACATGGTCGGTGCTTTCTAGCTGCCCCGAGACTTTGCTATATTTCGTGTATTTTTGGATTATGCGGCCACGCTTAGCCCAAGTGATCTCACTGAAAACATAGTGCCCCGCGTACTCTTTCCCGAATCGCTCGTCAAGATCTAACGTTTCACTTTTCAATTTGCGTCCTCTCCATCACCTTAAACTATGGCCAGCGGTCCCTTCGCCGTGAAAGCAGCCTTTAGAGATAGCAGATCCTCCATGCGGCTCGGAATGCTTACGTTATCCCACTTGCAAGCCGAGAGAGTAGCCTTTTTAGTGCTTCCGAGCCCAACCTCTAAAGCAAACTCTGTATCAGCGAGAACATCATCAGCCTCTTCCTTGCTTTCAAACTCGAAGGTCACTTCTCCGCTGAGACTTCGATGTCTAAAGGGTATGTACTTAGCCAGGTGTCCGTCAGTGGCGCGAATCACGGGAACTCGTTTGATATTGTTTTCCACAACAAATTTCCAAGCGCTCACACGATCCAAGGTCACAGTGCCCTTCTTCACATAACTCTCGTGGAATGCAACGGCTCCGGCATAGTCCGCATAGGTAGCCCCTGTGATCTTCGCTGTGCCAACAGTGACGTCTTGGCCTTCGAGCTCTAAATTCGCCCTGATAACGTCTTCGATACTACATTCTACGGTTGCCTTGTTAATTCTCATGCCCTTGAAAAGTAGCGAGATAATGTCCGTAGCCGACGTAAAAATGCCCTTATAGTAAATGCATTCAATGCTTAGACTCTTGTTTACCTCTATCCTTGCCCATTGGAGAAGGTCAATAGGTGCTTCGCCAGGTAATGGATATCCTACTTTGCAACTGACTTGTCTCAAGCCCTTTTTGATTGCCTGAAGATCGTAGTTTCCAGCTCCCCGCAGTTTAATGTTACCAGGGTCTATCCCCGGGTCAATCAAATCTGCTGGAGCCCCAAGCATTGAGGGGGTTCCGGGCGTCGTGCCAAACACTGTTTCAGTCACGTAATAGAATCGCTGTTCTCCGCTTCCATATGTCTCAACCATTTTCTTTTCCTCCTTTTGTCATGTTATTTTTCATGACCATAAACTTAGAATACTCCTGACAATGACTCGAAAAGCCACCCCTTGAGCAGAAACTGAGCCCGAAAGAGGTACGGCTTCACATCCGTGACATCAATATTCCTATAGCTTATGACATCACAGAATGAAATCCCATAAACCTGAATCGTACATTGGATAAAATCGCAGTAGAGGACCGCAGGTGTAGAGCCATTGCTTGGATTCGTGGTTTTGGCGAGAAGCCAAACATAGCCGCTCGAGTCGACGTAGTCTGGCCAGCTACTCGAGATCGTGATGGTTATGGTCTCGTCCCCGCTGCCGGATCCAGTCTGGGCCTGCTGCCATGCCGAAGCGAAGTGATTCCAAATCTTGATCGTCGCTCCATTTCCCCCGAGGGAAGTGCCATAGCCCTCAAAACTTAGCACAATTTTCTTGACACACTGCTCTCGAGGACCTATCTTGAATCTAAAAAGCATCAGGGCATACTCGTTATTTACGCTGTGGCTCTTGGAGAATCGAACATCATCACTAGACCAGATGCTCTGATACTGAAGGTTTGTCAATTCAGTCCAAGACACACTCGAGGGAACGAGTTCTGTTGCTGCACCAGCACTAAAAGCCTTGTGAGGATCTCCACTCGGATATCCTAGCCCATAAAAATTGTAAACCGTCTGATAAGGCAGATTGCGGTTTTCTCGGATTATGGCGTTGATCTGCGCAGTAACCTTATCCCTCATCACTTTGCCCGCATCAGCTCCAGGAACCGCCTTATCAACCGTGTAAATATTGCATCGGAAAACCATGTACCGGCGTCTCAGACGTCCAGCAAGCTCAAGCTTCTGATCCTGGCTGCTGTCGAGCCCCATCGTGATTTGAGCGTCATACTCTTTGAGGAGTTCTCGGTCATAAGCTTCTTTTGTGGCCAGAAGGCTGGCAAGCGAACCATTATCCTTGGTTACCCGAATCCTCGTAGTAATCAACCGCAGAAGAGTTAAGACTGAGTCTTCCAATTCCGACATTATGTGGCAAGCAACCTCCGAGCGATTGATTTGAAATAAATCGGCTGGTTCTCGTAAGTGAAAGGCTGAACGCTCTGAATCTCGTACTCCTCGCCCTTGCGACGTATCTTGTCATGATGACGCACCGGCACGAAGGTGTAGAATGCAAGATAGTCGTTCAGCAAATAGCCAGCCTCGAGAAGGACCTCTTCAACTCTGACCGGCGAAACGACAGCCAAAACGTCCAACGGCTCACCATAACTCACAGTCTCGACAGCTTGGCGGACCGGATAAAGCAATATCGCCTCGCCTTTGCTGTTCAAAATCTGCGCGAACCGGGTCAATGGTTCCTCGTAATTAAGGAACATCCGAGCCAACCATGTTACATTTGCCATGGCCTTCTGAGGCGCGATCGGACTATAATCCGTAAACAGCGGGCCCCAATACATGAACTCATCCTGATACTTCTCAACTATTTGATAAGCAAGTTTGAAGCTTGGAGGATCTCGCTCTTTCCTGATCTTCCACAAGATTCCCGTAGTGATCGCATCATAGTACGCACATGCTGGGAACCTCGTAACCACATCAAGATAGCCTGGCCAACAGATCTCTGGCCAATAAGCAGGATATTGCCCCGAAGCCCTGATCGCCTGAACAAAATTGTAGACGCGCTGACAAGTGAAACTCCAACCCTCATACGCATATAGCCCCAGCAGAGCGAAGCTCACAGGATCATCGTAAACTTCGGTATCATTGATTCCCACCCGGTACCAGACGCCAGAACCCGAAGGCGGAGGCTGATAATACAAGTAGAGCTGCTCAAATCCATCTCTGAGGAAGCCTGCAGCATCTGCCATCATGCCATTGTATCGAGAGGCATTAGCCACATCGTACGTGTCAGCCAAGAGCTTCAAGCCGATCAAGCAGTAAAGATTCTCAATGCTCATGATAGTGTCCCAAGTATCGCTTATGCTGACGTAGTTTGCGAAGCCCCCATAGTATTTGTCATGAATCCCCAAGTTTGCGGGCTCATATTGCATCGTATAGAGAAAAGTGTAACCCGCAAGTTTGGCCGCATCAAGATAGCCCGAAGTGCCGATCAGAGCATACGCCTTAAGCAACGCTGGAATAACGCGACCCGCATCGATGCTGTAATATTGGGTTGAAGATTCGCTGGATTTGAACCCGCCATATGCCTTCTTCGCTGGATCTGTGCATTGCTGGGTAAGAAGCCAATCGGCTAACTCGATTATTTTTGAGCGAATCTCAGTTTGCTTAGAAACGAATTGAGTAGCGGCATATGCCTCACATAGAAATTCGACCGCAAAAGCTGCCGCAAAAACACCCTTGCCAAAACCCTTATCGCCATGATCTACGGTTCCGCCCTTCGCCACATAATAAGTATACGCCAGATTGTTTTTCATAGTCACAACATTGCCAGCAACAGAATCAACCTCATTCCATTCATTATGAGCAGAATCCTTGATCTCAACTTGCATGGCAGCACTAAACTTTGTTCCATCTGTAACTGTCACATTCTTTTGGCCAGCTGGCGGATCAGCAGCCATCGCAGTCGTGATGGCGTAGAACCAAGGCGCATAATGCATGATATAGTCATAGTAGGCAGACGGGACGCTACCCATTATGCGGCCACCGCCCGAAAATCAGCTTGATTCAGCTTTGCGATTATGCGTCTTGCTTCATCTAAGAGAAATTGAAGGTTGCCGCTTGAGAGTGCGCTCGCAGTACTCGCAGACTCGCTTACCTGGAGATCTCCCACACGAAAACTCATACCAGACGCTGAGCCTCCGGTGATACGGCAGGCGCAATAGATAGCTGCCAAGTTTCTAATGGCCACAGCCTCTTGAGCCGTGCAATTGGTGGGGTCGATGGTTAATCCAGTCTCAATTTCGATGGTTTCCGTAGCATCAGTTATGAAGTGGTTTACGACGTCGTCAGGCGCCTCAGCTGCAGAAACATTAATGCGCTCGCGGACACTGTCAGGCGTGACGTTTACCATGAGACTGTACTCCAACATCGTAATAGTTAGAGATAAGGTGTGATTCGCTAAATAATACTTTCCACAATGTGCAATCTGAAAACTGCATTTCTAAATCACCTGAACCAAAATCCCAGTCGGCGTCGGTGGCGGCGGAACCTCTGAAACCATTATTCGTGTTCCATCTTCCAGCAAACCGTCTATTTTGCGAAAGCCCCATTCATCCATGTAAGCGTTAATCATCACGTCGCCATATTCAGTAAGGTCAGTCAATCTTTACGCCTCGCATGATTATTTGTGTTGGAACGTAACCGCGGTCGTAATATGGGCGATACGTTGGGCTCGTTCTGACGGATGTAGAGCCGTTAGAATAGTTATAGTCGCCATAATTTACCCTGAACAGTCCATAAGTGTTTTTGGGATACAACGACTCATAAAGAATTGCAGCGGAAATGGTTGGTAACACGTTATCGAGATGATATGGATAAAGTGCGGAGGGTGAGCTAGATGGCTGCGCAGTTCCCAAAGTTAAAACGGGACGGGATTCTAAAGCCGCAAAATTGCATGGCATTAGTAAACGTGGCTTGGCGAGTAAAATAAGTCTTGAAACTCGAGTGTGGCAAGCCTTATAATCCCAGTTACTGTCCGTTTGGTTTGACCATAATGCAAGTTCTAAAACATCGCCAACCGCAACATCATAAAAGTTGCAGTTCCAAGTGTAATAATAGTTTGCAGATACAGAGCTTGAACTAGTGTTAACGCTTACACCGTTCTTCTTCATACGATAGTAAATCGTTGCCGCTGTAACAACTTTGCCCGCACCGATTATGGTGGCGATAAACTTTTTTTGATAAGGCGTAATGCTAAAACTCGGCAAGTCGCCCTCTGCAACCGTATAGCTTATTTGTGGAGTTCCGGGTTCGCTTGTCGGCAAAGTTTCAGGTGTTAAAAGACTTTCCTGTGGAGTCTGATATGTGATGTTTAAAGTTTTAAGACTTGTCAGAAGCGGTGTTATCTTTGTCATTTGGTTTGCACACCACAATACCCGATAAGTTTCGCTGCCGCATTCGTGTTTTTAACTCGGATTCGGTCAGTGTTGTTGCAGTGAAAAGCATATTTAGCGTAAACTCCGGCGCCTGTATCTGTGTCAAATGTCAAGTCGTTAGTTCCGTCGTATCTATGCAATTCAACGTCAAACTCATGGTAAATGTTATGGATGACCCATTCCACGCCAGCGCCCGGCTGAATGTCCAAGTAAGCCCCAGCTGCAATGCTCTGAATATCCGCTATAACGTCACCTACAGCCATTGAAACTCAGCCTCCTTTTTCAGTATATCGAAGTATGGTTCATAACCCATGCCTTTGAGGATCTCTCTTTTCTGTTTAGTCGATGCCTCGCTGATGTCTATGTCCTTCTCCGCTGCAACCATTCGCATCATCGCAAACAAGTCGTCTAGGTCAACACAAATCGAAGCCCCAGATTCCAACTTCTTTAAAGTTATGGTTTTACCCATTTGATTTCCTCCTTTTTATTTTCGGTCTCTCGCATATCGGGCATGCCGAATATGTCGAGCCGAATTTGATTATTAACTAAACACCACACTTTGATCAGCCACAACCTCAACAGTTAAATCCGCACCTGCTGTTCCAGACCCGATTTGGTCGATGTCAACAGTTAATTTATCGCCTTCTGCAAGACTTGTTATATCAGGCGTGCCAGAATCGCCAGTCGTCGCTCCTGCAGCAATCTGCGGCCTATTACCTTGAGTTGTGAAGATTGTTGTCCCATTTTTATTCACATCAACGATTATCGCTTGGCCGGTCGGAGCTGTCTTCACAACAAGCTTCACCTTTGTTATCGTCAGGCTACAGGGTGCAAGAATCGTAGGCGCCTTATCCGTGCCCACAACAAGCGTCCCAGTCACAGCAAAACTCAACGTTGTTTTAACCTTGCCCATGGGCATCTGAGAAGCAGCAAGCTTCGAACTCGCACTCAAACCCGCATAACCACTCGCCTGGTCCTTATTCGCAGTAGCCTCATGCCCAGAATGCGGAGCTGCTGCAGCAAGATGAGTGTCAATCTGCGGATGCGTATTCGTGCCCTTATCCGTTAAGCTGGTATGACTTTTTTCCGTGAGGCTGGCTAGGGCATCATGCGGAACCACTGTACCGAGAGTATGCCTAACCGTCGTATCATGCTCTGTAATTGTGAATTTTGTATGATGGTCATTCTCGCCAATATTGGTTAACTCAGAATGCGCTTTAGAACTGTGGCTCGCTAGTGTGTGAGCAGCTGCGTGTGTTGGATAATTCAATGCAAGTTTACTTTCAGCGATTGCAGCTGCAGCGTCTATATTATTATTGGTCAATAACGTCCAAGCTGGATCCAGCGCACCCATAACCAAAACGTAATACTGAGAGCCTTTCGGAAGCCTAGCCCATTTCGGAGTCGAATTTCCGATTAACAAATCTCCACGTACAACGGTAGCAGCAAGCGTGTCT